CCAGTAACTAAAGTAGAGCATTGGTTTAGAACAGATAACAGTTTTGCTATACCAGGAGATAATGTCTGGTTAAAACTTAAAACCATACTTAATATTACTGATAATACATTTGATAAACAGATCATGGAGTTTGAATACAGAGATGGTGTGTATGAAAGCACACAAAGGGTTTATAGTGATCAAGGTAAATCTCCTACGCTTACCGCATCAAACAAAGAGCAGATGATTGAAACAAAAAAAGAATACATATCTAAACAATCAGTTGAAAAGTATGTTGAGGATGTTAATGCAGAGTTTAATGACCCATACAACAAAAAGACTGTGAAAGGAGATAAGTCAACAACGCTTAGAACCAACAGCAGCAATGGTAATATGTGGGTAAACGATAAAGCAATAAAAGAAACTAAACCCAAACAAGTAGGTGTTGCAGTTGATATAAAGGGACATGATCAGATCAAACGAGTATATAGTCCAGATGGTAAGTCTCCTACAATAACAACATGTGGTGGCGGTCATAGAGAGCCTAAAGTAGTAACTGGCGGTGCTTTTCGTGGCAGAGCATACGATAAAGACGGCAAACGTATGGATAAGGACGGGGTTTCTGTGGCTAATAAAACAAAGCAAATGCTTGAATTGCGTAACGATAGTAAATCAAATGCTATTACAACAGTAGGCAAAGACAGTATTGCAGTTAATGAAGATCTTACCTGGCGTAAGCTAACACCCTTAGAATGTGAAAGATTGCAGACAGTTCCAGATAATTACACCAACCATGTATCAAACACACAAAGATATAAGATGCTTGGCAACGGTTGGACTGTTGACGTAATCAAGCATATATACAAGAACATGGACATAACATGAAAGTAAAGAAGTGTGCTAAGTGTAAAAATACGTATAGATTAGACTTTTTTAGGACAAAACAGGTCAAATATGTAGTAAAACATAGTGATATATGTAAAAACTGTGAGGATATATAAATTATCGTGCTATGATGCGATATGCCAAAAATTGTAGAAATAAAGCACAAACAAGGCAAACCAAGTTTACAAGAGGTTATTACCCGATTAGATGCTATGTTTGATAACATGGTATATCGGGGCGAAGATCGTTTGAACATTGTCCTGGCAAGTCTAAGTTTTTGCATATCACAGCTTAGTGTTGAGTTTGGTGATAAAGAAGTTGCAAAGCTTGTTCAGGAACTTTTAGAGCAATATATTGACAAATCTGCCAACAAATAGATTATTGTCAATTATTGTCAAAAGAATCTGACAGTTATAAACGTGATAAGAATGGGCTTTTGACGAATATTTTATTTTTTTCATTTTTGTCACAAGAGAATAACTAAAACTCTATAAAAATAGTAGAAAATACTTGACTAGATCTACACTTCTCAAGTATCCTCTCAATACACTTTAGGATAAAGTGGGGATAGCTAGTATATAAATATCGCCACGACTAATATGCGAACATGGGACATAGAAAAAATAAATTAGAATATGAACCTATCATCTCTGCGGAAGAAGAAGCTCCCATTGAATACTGCAACTTAGACGAAAAACTCAATCGAAGACAACGCAACTTTATCTGGATCGCAGTCAATAATCCTCGTTTATCACTTGTAGAGTGTGCTCATAAAGCAGGCTATACATCACCACGCCAAATGGCAAACAAACTTATGGGCAAGGCTATCATTAGAAAAGAATATAACTATCTGATGAACCAGGCTAAAAAGAAGTATGAACTTAACTATGATCGGGCTGTCCAGGATCTTTATGATATTAGAGATAAGGCAATGGAGGCTGGGTCTTTTAACGCTGCAATTTCTGCCCAGAACTCTCTGCTAAAAGTCGGGGGGTTAATTGTCGATCGTAAGGAAGTTATGTTCGGGAAGGTAGATCAAATGAGTCGGGAAGAAGTTGAAAACAGACTGGCACAGCTCATGGGCAATGTTGTTGAGGCTAGTCTGGAAGATAAGCAGCCAGATCCGAGCCTGGTAGAAAGTATTGAGAATGATGTGAAAAAAGAAGATGAAAAAGGCGTGCCAGAAAAAGAGGAGTAAGTATGGAAATTATGAAAATTTTTATACAGTATCGGACACGCCTAAGCCGATTATAGGTTAAGACTGTTTTTTATTCAAGAACTTATCTAAATGACGAAATAAAGCCCTATAGCTAGTGAACCAAGCTGTGTGTGTAATTTTGTTGTCTTGTTGAACTAAATAACCAACAGTAAAGCTGACTTGTTCACCTAGGGGGTAGCTTTGCAAATCATACTTTACTGGGTCATATGAAACTA